TAAACATACTGAAGGAGATATTCATAATTTTAATATCTCTGTAGCAGTAGACAATGCATTCATGGTTAAGGTGATTGAAGGTGGTGCCCAACACCCATTAATAGAACCAAACACTGGTGAAGTAGTACGTTGGGAATCTGCTAGAGAATTGTTTCAAGAGATTATCCAAGGTGCTTGGACAAATGGAGAACCAGGAATGGTATTCTTAGATAGGATTAATGTAGACAATACTATGTTAAATGAATATGGGCCTATGATTGCGACTAATCCTTGTGGGGAACAACCACTATTGGGATATGAAAGTTGTAATTTAGGGTCTATTAATTTAGCTAAGTTTGTTTTGTCTTCGTCTAAAGAGGATTGGAAAGAATCTATTAATTGGAGTCGTTTAATACAAGTTGTAAATTTGGCAGTACAATTTCTAGATAATGTTATTGATGCCAATGATTATAGTATTCCTGAGATTGCTCAGATGACTAAATCTACTCGTAAGATTGGGTTAGGAGTGATGGGATTTGCTGACTTATTGGTTAAATTACGTATTCCCTATAATTCAGAACTAGCTCGACAGATTGGTAGTCATCTAATGGGGATAATTAAAGCCACTGCTTTAACAAAATCTCTAGAATTAGGGGCTATGAGGGGTACGTTCCCTGCTTGGGAACATAGTAAGTATAAGATACATGAGAATGTTAGAAATGCATGTCGTTTAACTGTGGCTCCTACAGGCACCATTTCTATGATTGCTGGTTGCGCTAGTGGTATCGAGCCTCTTTTTGCATTGGCGTGGAGAAAACAAAATATATTAGAGGGGCAGACACTTTTCTATATTAATGAACAATTCCAAAAGGATGCTCATGAATATGGTTTCTATTCTGATGAACTAATGTCTTATCTAGCTGAAGGAGGATTGCTTAAAGATAGACCAGAAGTTCCGAATTGGGTGAAGGAGGTCTACATTACGGCTCCTGAAATTGACCCCGAATCACATGTATTGATGCAAGCTACTTTTCAGGAACAGGTAGACTCTGGTATTTCCAAGACTATTAATTTCGCATCAGAAGCTTCTATAGAGGATGTTAATAATGCTTATATTTTAGCTTGGAAGACAGGATGTAAAGGTATTACTGTTTATCGTAATGGAAGTAGGAATAAAGAAGTCTTGGTTAATGGACATAGGACTAACAAACAATTGTCTTTTGACTTAGATGCAGAGTGTGGATGTGCGAATCCAATGATTGTACAAGAAAGCGGTTGCGAAACTTGTAAAACATGTGGATGGAGCGCATGTAAGATTTCGTAAAAAATTAGTATTTTAAAGTATAATAGTATAGCGGGAGGTAAGTTATGGTAGGAATGTTCTTAAAAGAAAGGGATGTACAGTATGTGGCGCATAGAGATGAAACAACTCAAACTTGGCGTATTTTAGACACTTGGCATGAATCACTAATGGATTTAGGGCCAGATGATGAGATTCCCGATGATAGTCCTGGGGTAGAAATTATTACCGAAGGGGCATTCATAGCTTTAATTAAAGAGGGAGCTAGATTAGGAGTATTGCAAAATGCTTCGTTTAGCGAACATGCTACGCTAGAACGAGATTTATTGACAAAGGATGAAGATAATCTAGATTTAAAGAAGCAAATTTTAGATTTGGAAGAGCAGCTTACAGCTGCGAAACAAAGTCCGAATCGGTCAGAAGGATTTGAGCTTAAAGAAATGGCAATGAATGCTTTACTCAAACTAACTAGTATGTCAGATATTGAAAATTTGACTAAGGATTAATGTATGAAATTATCTGAATATCTACCTGAGGTGCCTAAACTTGCTCAGACTATGATTAATATGAATGAGCAAATCAGCTTTTTGGAGTTAATGAAGTCCCGTGGTGAAACTGGGGAAGGCCCAACCATTGGCTTAGACCATGTAGTAAATACATGGGTACGTCATCAAATGGCTTATCGTCAACAGCTTGTAATGGACTTGCAGATGTTGGCTATGTCAGTTGAAGAGATTAGGGCACCTCTACATCATATTACCGCAGAAGTTTTTCGTAGGGGTATGGAATGGGTGCCTCTAGTAGAGAATCCAGATGTATCTCAGAAAGAACGTTTTAATGAGTTTATGGATGATTGTAATATCTTTGACCAATCTTTGGAAGAAGTATTAAAACAATTCCATTTTGATGTGAATTGTATTGATGATTCTTTCTTGTATTTAGTTAAAGAGTATAAAAATGTAGACAATAAAACAGTGCGTTCTAAGGTTAAAGAAATTCGTAGGCTTAATCCTGCACTGATTGAATTTGATTTGGATGCTGCGGGACTGCCTAAAAACGCTCATTTCATGTGCCCTATTCATAGGGAAAAGATTTTAGAAGAACCTAAACAATGTGAAGATGATAAGTGTAAATTAGATTGCATTCCTGTAATGTATAAATACTATCATCGAAATCAGCATTTGTTTTTGTTTGACGCTGAAGTAATTCATATTTCTAAGTTCTCTCCATCAGAAACATATGGGTGGAGTCCTATCTTAACAGTCTTTGAAAAAGCTTTGACGTTAATAGGAATGGATAAAAATCTATATAGGTACTTCTTTGAACGGAAGATGCCAGCTTCTATGATGATGGTGTTTACTGATGACCCTGAATCATTGCGTAGAGAACGACAACACATAGCTGCTCAGACTAGACTTGACCCTAACTATATACCTATGGTAGCGGTTTCTTCTAGGCAAAATAGGGGGCGGGTAGATATGGTAAGACTATATCACACACTTCAAGAAATGGATTATCTACCAGTACGAGCAGAAATTAGGGAACGTATAGCTGCTATATGGGGCGTTACTCCTGCTTGGCAGGGTGCGCCTGAAGCCTTTGGTGGACTGTCTACTCAGACTCAACAGTTAGTAGTTATGAGTAGGGTAGTTGAAGGTGACCAAAGATTATTCCATGAGAAGGTATTCCCACAATTATTGGAAGCTTTTGGTATCACTGATTGGGCTATACGGCTACCTAATCCAGAAGAAAAGGCTGAAGCTACTCGTATATCTTTTGCTCAACAAAGGGCACAAGTAGTTAATCAATACATTGCCTTAGGGTTTGATGTACGATTGAAAGATAATGGAGTCAATCTTGATGAAGCTGAATTCCTAGTGTTTGGTAAGCCAGTGCCTATGATACAGATGCAGGGCGAACAAATGGCTATGGGATTAGAACAACAGCAACAACAGATGGAAATGATGCAACAGCAACAGCAGCAACAACAGCAAATGCCAGCTGCTCCTCCTGGGGTTAATCAAGCTCCTGGTAGAACTGGGGCTGCGCCAGGTGGTGGAGAAGGTGCAGGAGCAGAACCAGCCCCTGCTATGCCTATGCAGATGATGTTAACTAAGGACGCTAAGAAGTTTGGTGGACGGTTTGCTGGTATAACTCCAGATTGGCATGACAAATCACCTTTAGAAGAAGATGATGTAGATGAAATTGCTGATGCTAGAGCAGGAAAGAGTTGGATGCAAGATTTATTTGATAAAGGCTATACTTCACCATTAATTAAAGAAGTAAATACCATAGGCACTAAGATGTGGTTTGCTCAAGATGGAGTAGATTTTGTGGCTGACTTAAATCCATTAGGGGTAACTCACATAGAGAAGGCTACTTTTGGGCAGGGGCCAATAAATAAAGCTCCTAAAGGCCCATCTGAAAAACCTACCATAAGTTATAATCCTTCACAAACTGGTAATTGGCGGGATGCAGAAGAGGAGGAAAATAATGCCAATTTCTGAACGTAATGGTAAATGGTATTGGGGTAGTAAAGGCCCATTTAATTCCCGTAAAAAAGCAGAGGAGGTTGCACAAGCTGCACACGCTTCAGGTTATGAAAAATTACTTAAAGAGGGTGATGGCGGTGCTGGCCTTGATGGACTTAGCGGTGTCGTTTTCACATCCGAAAATGCTGGAATTTTTACCCCCACTCATGGAGGCTCCAAAACAACTAGAAAAGAACGAAAGCATATCAAGCGAGAGCATGATGAGAAACGAAAGAAGCTGCTAGGAAAGCAGAAAAAGAGTGGCGTAGAAAGACTTGAACAATTTGTTAAAGAAGGTTCCCCTATTAAGAAAGCTGTGAATAAACGTTCTGATGGAATGCCTCAAGGGGATGTTGCACACAACCCACAAAATAATCTTATACAAGTAGATTATCGTAAGTTGGGTGAAGATAGAGAAATAGGTAAAGATAATGAACCTAACTCTAGTATGTCAGGATTAGATAGTCGTATGGATGCAAGCACACATGCTACTAAACCACAGGATGAAGACCCAAGTATTACCACTAAATCAGTACCTAATAAACCTGATTGGGGTACTAATAAAGCATATGTGCAGAAAGCAGGAGTAGCAAGTTTTGCTAATATAGGACAACAACCTAATCAAAACACTGAGTCTCATGATATTTCTACTGAACCACAAGCAAAATATATAGAACGAGGTAAAGCTGTGTGGGATAAAAAGAACGATATACAAGACATTAAAATGAATGATGTGACTAGGCGGGTCAAGAAATATCAAGAAGATGATGAAGCTGATGTGGAACAGCCTTTAGGGGTTGCTTCAGCAGCGAAGTCTCAAATTCAATCTATGGAAAAACAGTGGGGGAGTGGGAGTGAAAGAGGGGAATACAAACGTTC